CAGGAGTCGGGACCATCAGCGGGCCGCTGATCTATGTGACCGGCCTTGTTGTGAAAGTGGGCGGCTTTACTCTCAATGCCGCAGCTACGAATGCCTTGAAGGCGTACAACTCCTATAGCGGTACGCACATACACGACATCCGAATCATCAACTGTACCGGGTGCGTGGATGCCGTTTGGTTTGGTCTCTTTTTTGGCAATCAGGTTGACAACATCACGGTTGGAGCAGCTGCCTCGGCCTCTGACTTCCATTTTGATGGCGCAGTCAACGCCAACACGTTCAACAACCTTTACACCTCGTCGTCCTATACCAACGGTGCCAATTTCTATTTTCAAGACGATACCGTAGCTAACGGGTCAGTCGGCAACACCTTTAACTCACTGACAGCTCAGGGCGGCACTACCGGGTTTTATTTCGGTGGTGGATTTTGGGACAACACACACAACAGCCCCTATTGTGAGGCCGTCGTTCATTGCATGGTGTTCGGGGATGCGACGCATCAGTCAATCGATACAACGATAAACAGCCCGTTTCTCGGCGGTCCTGATCCAACTTTTAATGCGTCGAACGGCTACGCCAACAGACAAGCTCTGGTGGACTTCTATAACGCCTTTGGCATAACGATAAATAGCGCTGATTTTGTAGGATCATTCGGGGTCAACACAGTCGCTCAGCCATCGTTCTCTGGCGGCGGCTGTACGACCGAGCCAGTGGCCGATGCGAGGGTCAGCCCTTCCGGTGTGGTCACCTCGATTGTTCTTGAATACCCTGGTGCCGGGTGCACGAGTCCGCCAGCAGTTAGCTTTGTTCCGACTGGCACAGGGAGTGGGGCTGCGGCGACTGCGACCTGCTGTACGAGCGGCTCAGTGACCGCGCTGACGCTGACAGCAGGAGGCAGTAACTACGGGCCGAACCCTCCCGCAATGCCGATCACCTTCAACACGTGCTCATCGATAACTATCAACACGCCGTACTTCAATGCTGGTACAAGACAGGGACTGTCGCAGTGGATCGTGAAGCACAGCACCGCGAACACGCCGTCCGGGATCACGGCGTTGAACGACAATGTTTCTAATTTCCTGATCCCATTGAGCGGCTGGGCGCCAACGGGAAATTTGTATATGGCACCGAACTATACGAACACCGAGTACCTGACCTACCTGAACTGAGCCGGCACTCCGGTTTATACACCCGTCACGCCGCCGAACTACCCGTGATCTCGCACCGATTCAACGGAGAGACTTGAATGTCCACAATCCCTTTCAGCTCAGTCGTCAACATCGTTCCCGGCGTCATTTCTGCCGGCGGGACTGCGGTCGATCTGAACGCCGTGGTGCTCACGCAGAGCATCTACGCGCCGCAAAATCAGGTGCTCGGTTTCGCCACCTCGGCGGCCGTCGCTGCATACTTCGGCTCCGCTAGCCCGGAAGCCGTCATCGCCGCCGGTTATTTCCAAGGGCCGGACAACCTGACCGGCAAGCTGATCACGCCCGGCATGCTCTACTTCCTCGGCTATGCGGAAGCCGCTGTGCCTGGGTGGCTGCTCGGCGCCGCGAGCACGCCCCCGACACTGGCCGCGTTGAACGCTCTTTCCCCTGGCACCTTGTCCATCAACGTCGCCGGCACGGTGTTCACCAGCTCCACCATCAACCTTACGGCGGTGGGGAGTTTCTCGGCCGCTGCTGCCGCGATGCTCGCCGCGTTCACTTCTCCAACGTTCAACATCGTCTACGACGCGCTCCACCAGGCGTTCCTGATCACGTCCACCGCCACGGGCGTTGCCGAGACGATCACCTACTGTTCCGGCACGCTGGCGGCCGGTGTCGGGCTCAACGTCGGCACACTATCGCAGGGTGCGAACGCGGCCGTGCCCGCCACGCAAATGAACTGGCTCACGGCGAACTTCCAGAATTGGGCGACGTTCGGCACCACGTGGGCCGCGACGCTGAATGAGCGTGAGGCATTCGCGACGTGGTCGAATGCCAACGCGCCGCGCTACGCCTATGTGCCATGGGACACGGACGTCGCTGACCAGACGCTGAACAACCCAGCCTCGTTTGGCGGGTGGCTCGCGGCCAACTCCATCGTCGGCACCATTCCGGTGTACGGCACGGCCTCACACATGGCCCTCGTGATGAGCTGGGCGGCGTCCCTCAACTTCTCCGCTCTCAACGGTCGCGTGAACCTGGACTTCATCTCACAGTCGGGCCTCGCGCCGAGCGTGACCGATAGCACCACGTATGCGAACGTGATCTCTAACGGGTACAACGTTTACGGCTCGTTCGGCTCGAACAACCCTGCGAACAATGCCAACTGGCTCACGCCGGGGTCCGCGAGCGGCATCTGGCTGTGGGCCGACACGTACATGAACCAGATTTGGCTGAACGCCAATCTGCAACTCGGCATCGTCACCGGGCTACGCTCGGCCGGGCAGGTGCCGTACAACAGCGACGGTGACGCGATCATTGCCGGGTGGTGCGGCGGGACCATTCAGCAGGCGCTGGCTTTCGGCGTCATTCGCAAGGGCGTCACCATGTCCGCCGCACAGGTTCAGCAGATCACCAGCCTCACGGGCGCTGACGTCTCGGCTACCATCACCGCGCAGGGGTACTACCTGTACGTGAACGCCGCCGGCACCGCCCCGGCGGTACGGGCCAAGCGCGCCTCGCCGCCGACCGTTCTGCTTTATCAGGACGGCGAGTCCGTGCAGAAAATCACCATGCCGTCACTGGTCATTCAGTAGGAGATTCACAATGTCCGGTTCAATTACCAGTGCCAATGCAAGTTTGGTGCTCGTCATCCCTGGGGTGTTCAGCTCCGGGGTGGCGTTGCAGGGCTTCGACGTGAACGACATCTTCGAGCCCGATGCGCAGACCTTGACCGAGTCTCGCGTGGGAGCGGATGGCGACGTTGTCGGCGGCTACGTGTTCAACCTCACGAAGATACGCGTGATGTTCCAGGCGAACAGCCCAAGCATCCCGGTGTTCTACGCGTGGAAGGCCGCGCAGGACGCCGCTGTGGATGTCATTGCGGGCAGCATGAAGATCATCGCCCCATCGCTCGGCCTCGACGTCAACCTTGAGGACGTCTACTGCGAGTCGCTGCCGATGCTTCCTCCACTGAAGAAGGTGGCCGAAGCACTGTCGGTCACCATGACCGCTAACCCGAACTGGCAGACGACGAGCCTATAACCCATGGCGCTCAAAGAGATCGACATCACCGTCACCGAGGGCCGGGATGCGGGCAAGACATTCCACGTCAAGGAATGGCCCTGCATCAAGACCGAGCACTGGATCATGCGTGTGGTGCTCGGTCTCGGGAAGGCGGGGGTGGAGATCCCCCTGGAGATCTTGCAACTCGGCGCCGGTCCAACCGCCTATGCCATCGCCAGTCAGGTCGTGAAACTTCCGGCAGAGGAAGGCATCAAGCTCGCGGATGAGTTAATGAATTGCGTGACGATCGTTGAGCAGCGGCTGACGCGCAAGTTGATTGATGAGGACATCGAGGACGTCAGCACGCGGCTGTTGCTGAAAGGGGAGGTGCTGAAGCTGTTGTTCGGTTTTTTCGTGCCGGCCGCTTCCCAGACCTCGGTACCGGCGGCGTCGCCCCCGGCTGGCAAGTAAAGACCGCGAACGTCAACTCCGTCGTCGCAGCGGTGATTGGCGCAAGACTCGCCACGTTGCACGAACTGGAGACGGTCTACGGCCTAGAGGATCTATGGCTGTTGTTCGAGATCGACGCGGTCCGGCAGCACAACGAGTATCAGGCGCGCAAGCATGCCAACAGTCATAGATAGCCTGTTCCTTGAACTAGGCATCGACACCGCCAAATTCAGCAAAGACCAGAAAGTCGCGCTGGAGAAGATTCAGGAATTTGAGTCGCGCACCAAGCGCGCGGCGAAGGGCTCGCGCGACGCCCTCTCGTCGGTTAGCGAAGCGTTCCACGGGCTGGCCGACAACGCTGGGCAGTTCAGCGGCCCTTTGAACTCCATGTCCCGTGGCCTCGGGATGCTCCTCACCCCGGCAAGATTGCTGGGCGCAGCCGTCGGCTTGGTCGGCTACGAGATGTGGGATCTGAACAAGGTCATGACGGCGAACAACGCCGCCATCGCCCGGCAGGCGCAGCTCACCAACATGGGCGCCTCGGCCATGTGGTCCTGGGCCGAAGCGGCCAAGACTGTCGGGGCGAACCCGATGGAGGTTGCCGGCGGGATCTCGAGCTTGCAGACGGCCATCACCGGCATGGGTATCGGCGCCGGCAACGCGACGCCACAGCTCATAGCACTGGCACGTCTCGGCGTGCCGTTCAACTTCTCGACCGGCGCGGACATTGGCGGCATGTTCACGCGGGTCAATGCACTGGCCGCAGCGCGTGGGTTTCAGAACCTCGGCGCATTGCGCGCATTGACTGGCCCGGTGATGAACGACGCGGAGTTCGCCCTCGCCACGAACCCCAACACCACGCCGGCCGACATTCAGAAGTGGATCAGCGACCGCAAGTCGGTCACGCTCGGCAACACCCTGACCGAGTCGCTCAAGAGTCAGGAGATCCTCGGGAAACTCGGGATCTCCAAAGACATCCTGGCTGAGACTGCTTACGGTGGTGAGCAAGGGTTGATGCAGGCAGTGGTGGAGCTGCTGACCAAGCTGCTTGACCTGACCAACACCATGGTTGGGTACTTGGGAACCATCGCCGGCTTTTTCGGTGGTGTGGCTAACAAGGTCAGCGGAGCTATTAGTATGGGGCGCCTTGGCGGTTCGATGCCTTCGTCGGTTGGTGGACGACAGGCTGCGGCAATGGGGTATCTGATGAGACACGGCCTTTTGCCAACAGAGGCGGCGGCCGTAGTCGGAAACCTGTCGTATGAGTCCGGCGGGATGAATCCCCTAGCGTCAAACAAAGGGCATCTAGGGCTTGCGCAGTGGGACGCCTCGCGGCAGAGTAACTTTGCCCGCTTTGCCGGGTACCGCATGGGGGACAGCAGCGTCTCCCCCGATAAACAGTTCTCGGATCAGTTGGCTTTCTTGCTGACGGAGCCGGAGTTTTCCAAGGCTCACGTGATGATGTCCCGCGCACACAGCCTTTCTGAAGCAGCTCGTGCGTTCATGGACTTCGATGAGAAGCCTGGGCTTCTTGATGCGTCTGCGGCCTCGCGTTTTGGTCTTGCGCAGCAAGCGCTCGCTTCGTACAGCAGTTCGAGCGTGCAGAGTTCGGTCAACAACAACATCCACATCCGCACCGGCAACATCGTTACGCAGGCCACTGACGGTACAGGCATTGCCAAGGACTTCAGCAAGGAGTTGAACACGCACCCGTTGCTCGGACCCTTGGCAACGCAGACGGTCACACTGGCCTCGCGTGGTAGTCAGTGAGCGTTCAATACCCCAACGTTCCGGCGTTGCCCGGCGTGCCGTCGCTCGCCCGGTTGCAGACGCCCGCGCAGGTTGCGGCTGGCGCGACCATGGTCGGAGAGAATCTGGCGCTATCGCAGGCCCTCGGTCTGCCGCCGGGCACCGTGTTCGGAAGCAGTGCGCTGTATTCCGGGCTGGCCCTGCAACCGCCGTCCTTAGCAAGCGCTGGGAACATTGGGTCTCAGGGCTCGCTCCCCGGCTACGGCATCTTGCTTTCGAACAGCGACACGGCGATTGAGTTTGATTCGGCGATTGAGCTGGAGGTCAGTGCCGACTCCAGCATCAACACACATCCGATCGAGGGTGGCCAGTTCGAGGCTTACAACCGCATCCAACAACCGGTGTCAATCCGGTTGTTGCTTGCATGTCAGGGCAAGACGATGTCCTACGGGGCTTTCCTCGGCGCGTTGAAGGCGCTGCGCGAAGGCACCCAGGTCGTCACGATCTCGTTGCCCAACGACTCGTATCCGAACATGGTGCTGCGCGGCTTCGGCTACAAGCGCGACTCGTCGCACGGTGCGGTGACGATTTGGGCCGACACGCAGTGGACCGAGGAGCGCTCGACCAACGTCGTTGTGACTTCTCCCCCGACCACCGCACCACAAGGCGAAGCTACGACGAACATCGGCTCGGTGTCGGCTGGTGCGCCGGATGTGCAGCAGCAAGCGGCGATCTCCAACCCGGTGCCGTTGCCCGTGGAACTGCCCCAGTTCACGCCGGGCGGATTGCAGCAGAGCTTTATGACCATCGGCAACGGTGGCATGCCGCCATCGGGAGACGCGTGGTGACGCAGCAGACGCTGCCCGTACAGCCGCTGCCGTCGCAAACGTTCAATGCCACGCTCGGTACGCAGAGCTGTCAGGTGACCTTGCAGCAGTTGGCAACGGGCCTGTTCATTAGCCTCGTGGTCAACGGCGCGCAGGTTCTGTCTGGCTACTACTGCAACGATCGTGTTGGCCTCGTGCGCCGCGCGTATCTTGGCTTCGTTGGCTGGCTTTACTTCGTGGACACGCAGGGCACCCAGGACCCGTCCTACGAAGGGCTCGGCACGCGTTACATTCTCGTGTACGAGTCGAACTGATGGCGCTCACGGAAAAGACCCTAGAGTTCACATTCTCCGGGGCCGAAAGTGGCAGCTTCTCTGCCAGCGGACTGCGAGCAGTGGCGAGCATCCAGGCGTTTCAGGGGCGTTTAGGGCAGCAGGCACAGGTGCGCATCTGGGGTTTGTCGCTGGCTCAGATGAACCAGTACTCCACCCGCATACCCACGGCAATTGGCGGGTCTGGCGTGGGCATCAACCAAGTCACGTTGGTGATCAAGGCCGGTGACCTGGGCGGCGAGCTGTCCACGGTCATGGAGGGACTCATTTGGGAGTCGTACATTGACCTGACGAACTCCCCGGATTCCAGTTTCAGTGCGATTGTCGCGCCACTGTATCCGGCGACAGAGCCCATTGCTGCGCAGTCTCAGGCAGGGTCACAAGACGCAGAGCAACTAATCGGTTCGCTGTGCAGTGCCGCTAACCTGAAGCTCAACAACCAGAGCGCTGCGCACGCGGTGCTCGTCAACCCTTCGACTTACGGGTCGGCCATTGACCAGATCGAGAAGGTCGCGCGCGCCGCAAAGCTCAACTTTAAGCTCGAAGGGTCCACCATCTGGATATGGCCGCCGGGCGGCTCGCCGGATGACGTGACGATTCAGGTAGGGCCGGGCACGACGCCACGCATGGTTGGGTACCCGCAGTATTGGGAGCAAGGCATCATCGTGACGTCGGTGTTCAACCAGAACTTGACGGTCGGGCGGCTGGTGAACGTAGTGGGGTCTGCACTCACCAAGGCAAACGGACTGTGGCAAGCGGTGCAGGTGCAGCACTCGCTGACCACCATGGCTGACCGTGGGCCGTGGTTCACGACGGCCATGCTGGCGACGGCGGGTACGTGAGCGCGGTCCCGAACTACACCCCGTCGGACGTTGCCTCAGATGCTCTGCGCGACCACCTGTTGATCCTTTCGCTCATCAAGGACATCCGCACGGCGATCCCGGTGAAGGTGGTCGCGGTGCACCCAGGCACCGGTACACCACCGACCATCGGCACGGTGGACGTGCAGCCGCTGGTGCAGACAGTGGACGGGTCTGGGAAGTTGTGGGCGTTGGGCGTGACTTATGGCGCACCGTTTTGCCGAGTTGAGGCTGGAAACACGGCGATTGTCGTCGACCCGGCTATAGGGGACATCGGCCTAGCCGTGGTGTGCGACCGTGACATCTCCTCGGTCATCGCATCATCCGGCCTATCCGGTCCTGGCTCGGCACGCACGCACGACATTTCGGATCTTGTCTACTTGTTTTCCATACGCAGTCCGCAAGCCATCACGCAGTACATCCTGGCGAACGGCAGCGGCATCAAGGTGCTTTCCCCCAACACCATTACGTTGCAGGGCGCGCAGATCAACCTCGTTGGCCCCGTGACGCAGACCAATGGTGATGTGACGATGCAGACCAAGCTGACGGTGCCGAACGTGGATGCGACCACGGATGTGATGGTGCCGAACGGGTCGGTAAACGGCCACGTCCATCTGTACGCTCCCGGCGGCGGGACGCCCATCGACACCGGTCCGATGACACTATGATCAACCACCTCACGTGGCTGCTCGATTGGGACACGGGCGACCTGTGTCTCGACGCGCAGGGCAACATCGCCGTGGCCGCCGCGCCGTACTCGATTGCGCAGGATGTGGCGACGGCACTGAGCACGTTTCTTGGCGAGTGTTGGTACGACAACAGCCTCGGCGTGCCTTACTGGCAAGGCATCCTCGGCAAGCGCCCGCCGGCTTCGTATTTGGTTGCGCAGTTCGAAGCGCAGGCACTGCTCGTGCCGGATGTGGCCACGGCGCAGGCCAGCATTGGTGGCATCAACAAGCAGCGCGGCTTGATCAGTCAGATCGTCGTGACGGACACGGACGGCAACACGATCACATTGATGGGTGGCGCCGCCGCTGGTCGGCTCGGCGTGCTGGCTACGAATCAAGGCTCGCCGATCACGATTGGAGGGTTGTACATTGAAATTTAGGTTTGCTCTGTTCGCGTTACTTGCGGCAATTGTCGCCGACGCGCAAATCATCCCGACGCCGATAGGCAACCTGCCACAGATCAGCACCCTGTCTGGCACGGAAATCTACCCGCTACAGCAGGCCAACGGGTCGCCCGCCTCGGTCAGCAGTTCCAACATCGCGACCTACGTGCTCGCGCAGTTGAGTCAGTTGAGCGTCGTGAGTCTGTGGACCGGCACGTGCAGCTCGACCACGTTCCTCCGTGGTGATGGGCAGTGCGTGGCTGCCGGGTCCGGGTCCGGTATCGGCAACGTCGTGACCACTGGCACGCCCGCATCCGGCAACCTCGTGATGTTTTCCGGGGCCACGTCGATCACGCAAGGCGACCTATCCGGCGACTGCACGACAGCCGGCACTCTCGCTATCACGTGCACCAAGACCAGCGGTACCAACTTTGGCACGCTTGCCACGGCCAATGCCACGACGCCGCCCGCGCTCGGTGGGACGACGCCTGCGGCCGGATCGTTCACGAATCTGACCGCCAGTTCGAGCACGCCTGGTGGGCAGGCGGCCCTGACCATTACCGGAGCGGCAAACTCCTACAGCCTGTTTTCTGTGGGTAGCTCCACTTCCGGTCAATCGTATGGTGCATACATCGCGGCGGGTACTGGCTCGTCGGATTTCACGCTACGCCTACGGAATGCGGCGCAGTCAGTAGACTTCCTCGACATGAGCGGCAATGGCGCTACGACCGTCACTGCACCGTGGGCATTCAATCCTTCCACTGCGAATGCTGGCATCATGGTGAACGCAAATGCGAGCGCCACTGGTATCACGGTTGATGGATCTTCGGGGAACTATTCGGAATACATTCAGGGTGCGTCGTCGTCCGGCAATTCATTCGGTCTCAACATCTTCGCCGGCTACACTGGAGCCGATGCCGCGCTCTACTTGGCGAACCATAACAACACTTCACCATTCCTTAAAGTCGCTGGTGATGGGGGCGTAACGGTTGGGACGGTTAGCACCGATGAGGGCTTGGGCACGATCAATGCTCAAGGGCTCTACATCAACGGTGTGGCCGTGACCGGCACTGCTATCACCAGTAGTTTCTCTCCTACCTTCACCGGCTTTTCATCGCCGCCGACATGCACGATCAACTGGAGTCTGTCTGGTGACATCGTATCGTTGGTGGTGCAAGGTGGCGGGTGCTTGAACAGCTCTAGCGGCACTGGTATGACTCTCACGAACTTGCCGCTTGCGGTCACCCCGCACACAGCACAGGTTGTCGTGTCGGATGGGTACCAGGACAACACTGTCAATTCGTTGCAGGGTGGTGCGGTGGTCAACACCAATAGCACCATCTTGTTCGGGACCTACCAGACCAACCTTGTGACCAACCATATTGAGTTCAACTCAGCGGGGTTCACCGGGAGCGGCACGAAAGGACTCGGATCGAGCTGGCAAATCACGTACTCGAAGGGCAATTAGACGTGCCCGGCCCAACCACCAACGTTCCGCCGATCACGTGGAACAACGGTATGCCCGTGGTGCCGTCCGAACAGGATGTGCTCGCCGGGCGCGCGGCGGATTTCACGGCAGCGTTCGGTAGTGGGTTAGTTACTTCGCCCACCACGCCGCAAGGTCAGATCATCGCGAGCGATGCGGCGATCATTGGGGATGCCAACGCGCAGGTCGCGCTCACAGCCTCCATGGTGGACCCGGATCAGGCCGAGGGTGCGTGGCAAGACGCCATCGGGGCTATCTACTTCCTTCAGCGCATTGCGGCGGCGGGCTCGGTCAAGACCGTGACCTGCATCGGCGCGGTCAATACGCTTATCCCTGTCGGGGCGTTGCTTCAGGACCCAAGCGGTTATTTGTGGGCTTTGACCGGCGCTCTCAACCTTGGCTCTACCGGCTCCGCCGTTGGGACGTTCCAGTGCACCACCACCGGTCCGATCGCGTGGCCCGGTAGTACGCCGTGCACGATCTACACCCAGGTCAACGGGTGGGATCAAGCCACGAGCGCCCTGGCCGCCGCCGAGGGCAACCTCGTGGAGTTGCGCGCCGCGTTCGAGAACCGGCGCCGGCAGTCGGTCGCGATCAACTCGCACGGTAGCCCGCCGACGATCCTCGGGCTCGTGCTCGATGTGGCGAACGTGCTGTCCGCCTACGTGATTGACAATCCAACCAACGCGCCCGTGAACGTCGGCTCGACTGCCTACGCGGTCCCCGCACACTCCATCCTCGTGAGTGTGTATGGTGGTCTCGCGTCGGCCGTGGCGCTGGCGATTTGGACCGGTAAGGACGCCGGGTGCGGCTATGCCGGCAACACGAGTTACACAATTGCGGACCCTTCCTACCCCATTGGGTCGCAGCCGCAGTACACCGTGACATGGCTCGTGCCGACGCCGAAGCCGGTGTACTTCGCGGTCACGATCCAGAACAACGCGTCGCTGCCGCCGAACATCGTGGCGTTGGTGCAGGCCGCGGTGCTCGAGACTTTCAATGGCACGGACGAAGCCGGCAGCGTGCCGGCGGGCATCGGGCTGACCATTTCCGGCTCGCGGTACACGCCGCAGATCAACTTGATCAGCGCAGCCGTCAACATCGTGAGCATCAACGTCGGAATTCAAACGGCGGTCGGTGGCGAGAGCGTCGGCACAGGCAACGGTTCGGCCGTGACGTTTGGCCACACCGCCGCGCATCTCGCAGTGGTCCCCGGCACCGTGACGGTTACGGCCGGTGCCGTGGTGGCGACCGACGACGGCAACGGCAACCTGACCGGTACGGGCATCTCGTCCGGCACGATCAACTACGCCACGGGCGTGCTGAGCATCACCTATTCCGTTGCCCCGGCCAACTTGCTGGCGATCACGATGGGCTACTCGTACTGCAACCCTTCCACCGGCATCGTGACCATGGGCGTGGACCAGGTGCCGACGCTGGTGCAGCCAAGCGTCGTCGTGACGCTGGTGTGATGTGCAGAACTGGTCGCAGACGCTGCTCAGTCGCTTTGCCGATAGGCCAGCGATTGTTGGGCTCATCGCCTCGTTCAACGCGGCGATGGACCCTGCGGGGCAGATACAGAACTTTTACGACTACATCTGGAACGTCAACACGGCGGTCGGCAACGGGCTAGACATCTGGGGCAAGATCGTCGGCGTGTCGCGCACGATCCCGAGTCCCGTGCCCGTCACCCTTGCCGACGTGGACTATCGCACGCTGATTCTGGCCAAGGCAGCGGCGAACATCGGCAACGTGACGGTGCCGGCACTGAACAAATTGCTGCTGGCAATCTTTGGCGGCTCGGGTCTGGTGTACGTTCAGGACAACCTGGACATGACGCTCAGCTACGTGTTCCTTTTTCAGCCGACGCCAGCGCAGCAGGCCATTGTGCAGTATTCCGACGCGATCCCCCGGCCGGCTGGGGTGCTGGTCAATTACTTCTGGGCGCAAGTGACCGGGCCGTTGAACACCGCGCCGTTGAACACGTGGCCTCTCAACCAATTCGCGATCTCGTAGGACTTCCATGACACTGAAGAAACTTCTCCTCGGTCTGGTGTTGGCGGCATATTTGAGCACGGGCGCGCAGCCTGCACGGGCTGCCGCGCAGCAGTTGTTCTCCAACAATGCCGTGACGACGCTTGCGAGCGGCGCCGGGTCCGGCGCCACGACACTGGTCGTGTCGTCCAGCGCGGCGTTCCCGGCGCTGTCGGGCGGCAACTGGTTCATCGCGACACTGGAGCACATCGTGTCCGGCATCGTCACGGTCAACGAGATCGTGAAGGTAACGGCCGTCTCCGGTACGAGTTGGACGGTGGTGCGCGCACAGGAAGGCACGAGCGCCGTGGCGTGGCTTGCCGGTGATACGGTGGCGCTGCTGCCGACGGCTGGTGGGCTGGCGCAGTTCCTTCAGCCTGGGTCAAGCCCGACCGTAACAGGAAGCTGGACCTTCAGCAGCACTATCAATGGCAATGCTGCAACTGCGACGAACGCTACCCTTGCCACCAACGCCAACTCTCTCTTACTGACCCCGTCTCAGTGCACGAGCAGCCAGTTCGCGACGGGAATCACGGCCGCCGGGAATGCGAACTGTGCGACCACTCTTGGCGGCAACCCCGTAACCACTTCGTTAAGTGGCTCAACGGTTGTTTCAATGCAAGGGTTCACTAGCTCGCCAATACCCATCATCATCTACTACGCGATTGTCGGAAATGTGTGCACGTTGTACTTCCCGGTTGACGGGTCAACTAGTAACAACAACTACTTCACCATGACGGGGTTGCCCTCTCTTGCGATTCCGGCGCACTCAGCATACGTAGCCGTTCCAGACGGCACGGTAATAAACAACTCCAGTTTGGTCTTGGTCTCTGGAGGAAATGCCGCCACCCTTTTGGTGGACACAGGCGGGACGCTTACCTTTTACCTGAACGGCCCAGGCACCATGCACTGGACCGCTTCAAATATCAAAGGCGTTCAGCAGGCGTTTGCAGTCTCGTACCTGCTGAACTAGCCAGCACACAGGAGTCACCCTAATGTCCATCCGCGCAAACGTTACCAACGGCTCATGGCAGAACATCGGCACCGGCCCGGCCGTCGTGCAGCTCATCGCCGGTGAAGCCACCGGCGTCGAAGTCATGCTGGTCTGCCAAGCCGGCGCACCCACCGGCAGCGATGGCATCGTGCTGACGCCGAATTTTCCGTCCCAAGCATTCACCAAGGCCGCAAACATCTGGGCGCAGGCCGTGCAAGCCGGCCTCACGGCAGTCGTTGCCGTGCAGCCGTCGTAATACGAGGTTCACCGTCATGAAGAAACTCCTGTCCTCCCTGCTCCTCGTCGCGGCACTGTTTTTGCTGCATGCCGCTCCGTCGAGCGCGCAGCAGCAGAGCATCTACTGCAACTCCTCAACGCTGGCCGCGTGCAACACGAGCGCCAACCCAGGCAACGGGTCGCAGGGAGATCCCGCGTGGCTGTCGTTCGGCAAGGTGAACGCCAACTTCACGCAGCTCTATGGCATGTTCGGCTCGTCGAGCACGTTGAAGTCCACGGGGTTCGCCAGTGCCGCCGACATCGCCAGTTTGTTCTCCGGTACGCCGTCGTCCTCGCTGTGCCTCGGTAGTCAGGGCTCGCTCATTGCGTGCTCGGGCGGTGGTGGCAGTTCCGCGTTCGGCTCCCTGACCGGCGGCACCAACACGGCGGCCACCATGCTCGTGGGCACGGGCGCAAGCCTCGCGCCAACGGGCGCCGGCACCGTCACGGCGAACGCCTACAGCGGGCAGTTGGCCATTCCCAACGGCGGCACGGGGGCCACGACCTTTGCGGCCGCTGGCCTCGTCACCTCCAGCGGCGGCGTCACGAGCGGGCACTGCGCACAGTTCAATACCACCACAGGCATTGTCGACTCCGGGGCGACGTGCGGTAGCGGGGGCAGTAGCAGCGCGTTTGCATCCCTGACGTCCAGCACCAACACGACGGCGGCGATGGTGGTGGGCACCGGGGCGACGCTTGGGGCGAGCGGCTCGGGCACGATCACGGCCACTGCAGTGCCCGCGACGGGGCTGACCGGGAACCTCTCGGTGAGCAACTTCGCCAGCGGCACGGGCGCGGCGGCGGGCACGTACTGGTCTGGCGCCGGCACCTGGACGCCACCGGGCGTGGACACCTGCGCGGACGCTTCCGGGTCGACCACCGCGTACACCTGCACCAGTGCCAACGGGCAGGCGACCACGAACGGCAAGGTGTTCCTGTTCAAGCCGCAGACCACCAACACCGCGTCGTCCACGCTGACCGTCAACGGCGTTCCCTGGACCCTTCACAAGCAGGGCAATAACCTCGTTGCCGGGGACTTGATCGGGGGGCAGTGGTATCAGGTCGCCTCGGACGGCACCTTCTGGCAGGTTGTCAGCCGCGTCGGCACCGATGGGTCCCTCACCGCCGGGGTCACGGGCGTGCTCCCGACCGCCAACGGCGGCACGGGGCAGTCGTCACTGGCTGCGGCCAACATCGTCACCAGCTCTGGGGGCGTGACCAGCGGTCATTGCGCGCAGTTCAGCACGACCACCGGCATTGTGGACTCGGGCTCCGGTTGCGGCTCGGGTGGCTCCAGCGCGTTCAGCGCCCTGACGTCGAGCACCAACACCACGGCCGCCATGGTGGTCGGGACGGGCGCGAGCTTGGGCGCTAGCGGCTCGGGCACCATCACCGCCACCGGCATGCCGACCACGGGCCTCACCGGGGCGTTGCAGGCCGCGCAGGAGCCGGCGCACACCGGGGACGCAACCAACACGGCCGGCTCCCTGGCTATGACCGTAGTCGGCGTGAACGGGGCCGCTGTGCCCCTGAGCGCCGCTGTCCTGTCGTCCAACGGGTCGCGGCAGCTCACCGCCGCCACCACGACCGGGTCCGGCAACGTCGTCCTGGCGACGTCGCCTACGCTCACAACCCCCAACATCGGCGCGGCCACGGCCTCGGGGCTCACGCTATCCGGCATCACCGGATCGACGCAGTGCATCCACGTCAACAGTTCCGGCGTCGCTTCCGGCACCGGGTCCGATTGCGGCAGCGGCGGGTCCACGGCCTTCAGCGCGCTGACCGGCAGCACCAACACGACGGCGGCCATGCTCGTCGGGACGGGCGCCAGTCTCGCCCCCACGGGCTCAGGGACGATCACGGCAAGCTCCCTGGGCGCCCTGACCGGCCTGCCGACCATCGCCACCCAGACGGTCCTCGGCAACGGCAGCGGCTCGACGGCCGCGCCCGTGGCCCTGACGCTGGGCGGGAGCCTCGTGGCCACGTCCAGCGGGCTGGCCACGTCGCAGACGATCAACCCGCAGGTCGGCACCACGTACACCCTGTTGAGCACGGACGCCAGCAAGCTCGTGACGTTCAGCAACGCGTCGTCCATCGCGGTGACGCTGCCACAGGCGACTACCGCCGGCTTCACCGCCGGGTACTCGTTCGACACGGAGAACCTCGGTGCGGGCACGGTAACCATCACCCCGACGACCAGCACCATCAACGGCGTCTCGACGCTCGTGCTCAAGCAGAACTTCGGCTGCACGATCTCGAGCGACGGCACGAACTACCAGGTATCGGCCTGCTCGGCCGTCGTTCCGGCGGCGAACCTCGCCGCGAGCGGTAACGGCGGCGTGACCGGCAACCTACCCGTCACCAACCTGAACAGCGGCACGGCGGCCTCATCCTCGACCTTCTGGCGCGGCGACGGCACGTGGGCCACGCCATCGGGCGGCGGCTCGGTCACCACGACCGGCTCTCCGGCCAACACCTACCTGACTTCGTTCTCCGGGGCGACGTCGGTCACCGGCACGGCGAACGCCACGCTGAGCGCCGGGGCACTAACCCTCGGCGTGAGTGGCACGGCCGGTAGCGTGACGTTCGGCAACGCGACGAGTGGCACCGTGGTCCTTCAGCCGGTAACCGGCGCGCTGGGCAACGTGACCGCGTCCTTGCCGGCGAACACCGGCACGATCGATGAACTGAACCTCGCCGCAACGTTCACGGCGCTCAAGACCTTTGGCACCAACATCTCCATTGGAGGTGTGACGGCCACGGGCGCGACCGGCACCGGCAACGTCGTGTTCGGCACCTCCCCGACCCTGACGACCCCGGCCCTCGGGACGCCGTCGGCGGTGGTTCTCACCAACGGCACCAGCCTTCCCCTGTCCGGCCTCGCGGCGCAGGCGGCGAACACGGTGGTGATGAATGCGACCGGTGGCAGTGCCTCACCAACAGCGGTGACGACGGTGAGCTACCTGATCGATGCCGGCACCACTTTCACGGTGGCTGGAACCGGCGCCTGCGCGACCATCACGACCTTGACGGGCGGCACCTCAACCGGCCGGTTCACCTGCACCGGCACAACGGGCGCCTCGACGTACACGATCACGCTACCCACCGCACCCAACGGGTGGGAGTGTCGCGCGGACGACCGGACCACGACGGCCAACGCGCAGACCGCCGGTACGGACTCGACCACATCGTTCGTGTTCTCCGGCACCGTGAACGCAAATGACGTGATCCGCTTCATGTGCATGGGTAGCTAATGATGTCGACCCGACGCCTGCCCATCTCGGCGCTGGTGCTCTGCGCGCTCGCGGCCCTTCCGATAGGTGCTCGCAACCCGCGCGGAGTGCCCGCGCCCGTGATAGTGGGCAACCCGGTCATCACGTCGCTTTCCACGACGGCGGTGACTCCGGGCACCGTGGTCACGATCACCGGGACCAACCTGACCAACATCAACACGGCGCATAGTGGCCTGTATGTGTTGGAGCCTCCCAATGCACTGATCACCGATGGAACGATCAGCGTCAGCAGCAGCACGACGGCTACCTACACGGTGCCTGCGGATGGCGGCCCAGGGCTCTTGTACGTAGGCGATGGGACGAACAACTTCACCTATCCAACCTCTTTGACGTTTACGGCGACTGCGGTGGCTCCGGTGCCGACCTCGGTCACGGCTTTTGCGGACAACAATCGGGCCGTGATTCAGTGGGTCGGATCAAGCAAGGCATCGGCGTATCACATCAAGCGGTCCACGACCTCCGGTAGTGGCTATAGCACGATCGCCACGTACACGCCTCCGACAGGTCCGAACTACTTCAGCGTGATCCCGTACAGCGACACGACAGTCTCCAATGGCACGCCCTACTACTACGTCGTGTCATCGGTCAACGCCGCCGGTGAGAGCGCAAACTCGTCGCAGGCTGCCGTAACGCCAACCACCCTATCGACCCCGAGCGGGGGCATCTACCCGATCACACCCGCGAGCGGTGGCGTCGGAACGGTGTTCACCGGAACGGGTCTCGGGTCGCTGACCAATGCCAATTCACCCGCGTCGAGTGGCGTGACCATCATCTCAGGTGGCGCGCAGATCGGCACGATCTATGACGGTGCCATCAGCATCGTGAATAGCACCACCGCGACTTACACGATGCCTTCGGACGGCGCTACCGGGCAATTATTCCTCGGGAACTCATACGGGGCCGCGTACGCCTATTACGCGACGACGTTCAATCCCACGGTCGCATGCTTCCCGCCGACGAGCTTGCAGCAGAGTTCGAGCAACGCGGAAGTGGATCTTTCTTGGACCGGCGCGGCCAATGCGGCGAGTTACAACGTGATGCGCGGGACGGCGAGCGGTGGCCCGTATTCGCTTGTCGGCAACGTCAACGCATTGCTGTACGACGATCAGAGCGTCACCAATGGCGTGACCTATTACTACGTCGTGCAAGGAGTGAACGCTGCCGGCACGAGTCTAAACTCGAATCAGGTTGTGGGCACGCCTGCCGTTCCTCCTCCTGGTAACGTCACGGTCACCGTGACGCCAGGAACCACGCAGACCATTTCACCGTACATCTACGGAGTCAACGGGGCCTCTCCGCTCTCGAACCAGTTCCCTTCCGGCACTTCGTCCTCGGTACCGGTTGGGACCGCCTTTGATCGCTTCGGCGGGGATCGCCTGACCGCCTACAACTGGGAGACGAACAATTCGAACGCCGGTGCGGACTATCTCTACGAGAATGACGCCGCGCTCGCCACGACACCGAACAGTCAAGCGTCGGCAGTCACGCAGCGCATCACATGGGATCAAGCGAATGGGCTAGGGCTGTTGATGACGTTCCAGCTTCAGGGATTGGTGTCAGCCGATAGTTCAGGGCCAACTAACTCTGCCGGTCCGCCCAACAACCCCGGAAGATTCGACACGGTGCAGTACGCCAAAGGGTCCGCGTTCGTGATCAACCCGACGCCGGGCAGCACGGTGTATGATGACGAGTTCGCGTACAACGTGAACAACTCATTCTCAGGTGTGTTCACGACATCCACGAACCCGGTGTTCATGGAGCTGGATAACGAGCCGGACATCTGGTACTCGACGCACCCGGAGATTCAGACCACTACGCAGATCACGGCACCGAACTTCATCACCGAGTCGATTTCGCTCGCCACGGCGCTCAAGAATCAATATGTGGGGGCGAAGGTATTCGGGCCGGCGATCTCGGGGTGGACCGGGCTGACGGTGTGGGCGGTGTCGCAGCCGGTGTCGTGGACGCCGACGGGCGCGAACTGGATGATCGACGATTACGCCTCAAGTCTCCATACGGCATCCGTGACGTACGGGCATCCACTGGTGGACATCTTCGACTTCCACTGGTATCCGCAGATCACAGACCCGGTGACAGGCTATGCAATCACGCAAACCAACGGATCGAGCCTGACCAACGCGCAGATACAGACCATTGCGCAGGCGCCGCGCAGCATGTACGACCCGACCTTTGTCGAGAACTCGTGGATAC